ATGTCTACAACGGCTTGTGCGCCTTCGCCTACGCCGATTAACGTTGCTTCTTTGTACTCGCCGCGCATAACAGCTGTTAGGTACTCTAGCACCTCTTGGGCATCGGCTGTTCGTTCGTTTTTCAGTTCTGCGAGGCGTTCGTCTATATAAGCTCTGAGGTCAGGTTTAGTCAAGTTTTCCTGTCCTATTTGCTTTGCAGTCTTTTCGCTATATCCCGCTTTAATCGCTGCCCGCGTCGCATTTCCCGTCTCGATGTAAAAGTCACAAAATCGTTTCTGTTTCTCGGTCATTCGCATGTTATTCACCGCCTTTCTGTATAAAAAATAAGCTAAATTAATCTTTTTAACGTTTTAAACGTATCACTTAGTAACCACATGTTGTAAATTTGCGAACAATCTTTTAAAAACGTAGTGCTATTTTTTACCCCACGTTTATCTTCGTAATAAACTTTAATTTCGTTTTCTGTGATGGTAACAGAGGTTACACCGTCCTCAATGTGTTCGGCTTTCTCTGTTCCTTCTTCGTTCAATCGCATTGCGTATTGTAAAATCATAACTATTCTTCCTTTCTGTCTAAAAAAGACACCTTCCCATTTTCTTGGGAAGATGCCTTTTCTGCGTAATTTTACTGATAACAGTATATCACGATTTATCAATAGTTGTTGTGACTTCTTTGTGACCTTTAGAAATTTCTTTTAGAATTTTTGCATGTTTTCGGCGAATGTAGTCGTAATTATGCCCAAATTCTCCCGCAATTTGTTTTAACGATAGCCCTTCGATATACTTTGCTACTAAGATTTTTTGATCTAGTCCTTTAAAGCTATAAACTAGCTTTCGTAAATCGTAAATTGAGTTCATTTTCCATGCTAAACGTTTTTCATGGTCTTCGATAATATCTTCCAACTTTGATGCTTTAGAATCCTTAGTCAACGTATACCTTCCTAAGTCCTCAGGATCACACCATCGCTCTAACTCACTTTTGTACGTCTCTAATTCCCAATCAAGGTAATAGATTTCTTGTTCTAACTTTTGATAACTGTTTAACCATTCATACAAAGCTGTTACCTCCTGTACTCCTCGATTTTAGCTTTCACTGCAGCCATTAACGCTGATTGTCCTTGTTCTTTTGCTTGTAAAGCTTTGATTACTTGTTCGTCAATAGTTCCTTTCGTCACTAAGTGATGGATAATAACAGGCTGTGTTTGGCCTTGGCGGTCTAACCTGGCATTGGCTTGTTGATAAAACTCCAAAGACCACGTAAGCCCAAACCACACGATAATGTGTCCGCCTTTTTGTAAATTTAGGCCGTGGCCTGCTGATTGCGGATGGGCTAAAAGTAAAGGAATTTTTCCCTCGTTCCATTTCTCAATATCCCCATCAGACACATTTAAGGCCTTTGCTTGCTTAAATCGTCCTTGGATTCTTTCTAAATCATGTTGGTATTGATAAAAGACTAAAACCGATTGCCCTTGTGCGTCCTCTATAACGCGTTCTAGCGCATTTAACTTTTCTTGGTGTATTTCCCTTCCGTCGCCGTTTTCGTCGTATACAGCGCCGTTAGACAGCTGTAAAAGCTTGTTTGATAGTGTCGCTGCATTACTGGCTACAACGTCTGTTTCTTCGAGTTCTAACACGTATTCCCGTTCTAGCTCTTTGTACTGTTTCCAGCTTGTCGGGTTCAAGTCTAGCTCAATAATATTTTCTGTTCGTGGTGGCAGCTGTAAATAATCTTTTGCTTTCATACTCACGCATATATCACTTATTTTGTTGTAAATCGCTTCTTCTGCTCCTGGGATTAATTGCCAAGAATACACGATATGCCCGTTTTTTTGTGCGGGGACAAAATATTTATTACGGTATTGTGTGATAGTTTTTCCTAGACGTTCACCTTGGTCCAATAAATACATTTGCGCCCACAAATCCATCAAGCTGTTTGGGGAAGGTGTTCCTGTTAGCCCGATAACACGTTCCATCTTCGGGCGTACTTTTCGTAAGGCTTTAAAGCGTTTGGCACTACTTGACTTAAAACTGGATAATTCATCAATAATCACGGTTTTAAAGGGCCAGTTTCGTTGATAGTAATTGACTAACCACTCCACATTTTCACGATTGATTAAATAGACATCTGCCTTTTTGAATAAAGCTTCTTCGCGTTGCTTTGGGTTTCCTAACACTTTTGAAAAAGTGAGGTGCTGTAGATGATCCCATTTTTCAATTTCATCGGTCCAAGTTTTCTCGGCAACTGATAAAGGGGCAATCACTAACACATTCTGAATAATTTCAAACGTGTGTAACAACTCGTCAATAGCGGTCAAACTGGATAAAGTTTTCCCTAGTCCCATATCTAAAAGTAAAGCACAGTAAGGATGATCAAGAATAAAATTCTTAGAGTATTCTTGGTAAGGATGTAACGTTGCTTTCAAACTCAATCACTCCTTTTTACATGGCATATCAGGCATAATTCTTGCTATACCGCTTTGCATTGCGTAGATTAACGTATCCACTCCTTGCTTGCTATCAATGACAAACACTGGGATAAGCTGTCCTTTGAATTTTTCTATAATTTTTAACTGGTCTTTCCTTGGCTTTCCTCCAGGTCGTTTTAGTTCAACGAAAAACACGTTGCCTTGATATAAAATAATCCTGTCAGGAACGCCTCTAGTTCCTGGGGAAGTGAATTTATAACATAAAGCTCCTATGCGTTTTACCTGCCTAATTAGGTACTTTTCAATGTCGTTTTCGATTTGCATATCTTGCCTCCTCGTCTGTATCCAAAGTATCCCTCGCGCACGCGAATAGGCTAAATACCCCATTTTACATATATACATATATACGCTATATATGTATATTAACTATTTCTATATATGAATAGATTTTATGGATACAATGGATACGATAGCCCTTAAACGCTTGGTATTATTGAATTAAATGCGTATCCACACCTGTATCCATGTCATTTTTTAATGGATACGATGGATACACGTTTATTTTTTGCTGTATCCATCCTCTAAAAATAATGGATACGGCAAAAACGTTGATATAATAAGATTCTTACTTTTTGCTGTATCCATAAATGTATCCGTCACTCGCATCGGGTGAATGCTGTTTGTAAGCCATAACCAGGACCAAACCTCAATCTACCTCTACTCAATTTATATTTTTCCCAACCAGATAAATGGCTTAAAACTTGACGAATTTCTGCCGCCTTAGCTGGATGTATGTTTTTAGAATCCCCGTTGTACAATTCATTCCAAACTTCTGCGACACATACTCGGTTTCTAACAATCTCGCCTTCTTCCTGAATATCCGTGCCCCACCCCTGAATATACTCTCGTCTTTCTTGCTTACTTCGTTTGTACCAATCTTCCGTTATTGGGATTTCCAAATATTCAAGGATTTCGCCTTCCATGCTAGAGGTTTCCGTGTGCATCTCTTGGGCTTCTAGTGCTAGTTTTTCTTGTTCGTCTGTTAAATACAAAGGTTCTCCTGCTTGCCACAATGTAACGGCTTCTGCCCATATCTGATTGCGCGTTTCGTCGGTCATTTCCCACACCTTATTTTTAATCGGTTGAATGCCAACATCTACTGGCCAAAAACGCCGATTTCCTGTTTTATCTCTAAGAAACTCGTTGTCGTTCGTTGTTCCCCAAAAGACACAACGGCGTTTAAAATAGGACTTATGCCGACCGTAAGCAACGCGGAAAATGTCTTCTTGCTTGCTAATAAAATGCTTGGTAGCTTCAATGTCTGCTTTTTTTGTCGCTGACAATTCGCCCATTTCCATGATCCAAACACCTTGCAACGCTTCGTAAGAGTCTTTCCCCGTCACACCTTCTAAGCTGTTAGAAAACCAGTCTCCCGCCAATTTTGCAGGCAATAGCGTTTTTCCTATTCCTTGCGGTCCGCTAGTCACTAGCATGTAGTCAAACTTAACCCCTGGCACAAAAATACGCCCTACGGCAGCCGTAAGAAATTTTTTCGTAACTACTCGATTGAACGGTGTATCTTCTGCGCCTAAGTAGTCTATTAACAAAGTTTCTACGCGAGGCGCTCCGTCCCAGTGCAAGCTCTCTAGGTATTCTTTCACTGGATCATATGAGTTTCTTTCGATTTCTTGGACTAGCGCATCATCAATTTTGCCACGGTTCACAATACCGTAAATTTTTTCGATGTATACACGTAACCCCGCATCGTCGCTGTCCTTCCACATCTTGTCTCGGTCTAATTTTCGCCAAGGTAAGTTGTCTTTCACCTCAATACGATTAGAGAAACTGTTCATAAAAATTTTCTTTTTGAGGTTCGGGTCGTTCAGCATAATGACTTCTAAATTTTTCGCGGAAGCCATAATCTGACCGTATTCGTCAATTTCGAGGTCCAATTTTGTAAACCAGTCTTTGTCGTCGTCTTCCAATTCGTCTAGCTCGCCGTCAAAGTCTTCTAACGCTTGTGACAACCGTTCGCTTTGAATTAAGGTCTTCACTTGCTTGTCTTCCATCGCAAACTCTCGCATCGCTTTAAACGACGGATAACGGTCAATTCGGGTCGTCGGTTTGACATCCTCATCTAAATCGCCAAACAAATGAATACGGACAAGGTCAAACGCGTTCACCAGTTGATCGCCTACAGGGTCCGTACCGTGGTGAGAATAAGCGAACTTATCATCATAAATCACTAACCCACCACTAGTAGAACCTTCTAAAAATGTCCAACGGTCCTCTCTTCCTGTTGGTCCGTAGGTGGCAGGCAAAAAGGTTTCAATCGCTGAAATGATGTCATACGTGCGACAAAACGCCCCGACAATTCCTTTTTTCTCTAATGGGTCGCCTGCTTTTTTTGCTTGTCTTTCACGAATCGAATGCCCCCGTGAACTTTCTGGCCAAAAACTCGCATCTCGCCAGTCTTCGTATTGGCTTAGAATTTCGTCAGGGTCGACCCACGGCAAATCGATGTTATCGGTGAAATATTCCCCGTCTATCGAATGACTGGGCCAATACATTAAACGTTCTGCCTGATAGGTCGTATCATCGAAGTTATCCATGCCGAAAAACTCCGCAAGCTTTCTCGCTAGAGGCTCATACTCTTCGGCGGTCACTGGGCGACTTAACGGAATAATCAAGCGATAACGCGGACCTTTCACTAAATGGCTGTGTGTCGTGTAGACAGCTGCGGCATGGTCAAATAACAGCTGTACATCGTCCCAAAAGTCTAACGTCGTACTGTCGGCATCTAACGTAACAAGACTTCGCTGTTGCGTGTTTCCTCTTTTCCGTCGTCCTTCTTTTAACCAACCGCCAATAAACGCCCCAACGTCTTTGACCTCTCCCTGCTTAGACTTCGGCATTTTTTTGTAGTCCTCGACAGTCTCTTGTGTCACTGTCGGAGTTTTTAGCCGTTGGATAAAGTCAGCCCAAGACATCTGCCGATTTTTCCATTTTTTCTCGGTTTTTGAAGCACCAACTGCAAGATGGATTTCACCATCATAGGCTAATTTGATGTTTTTTTCTGGCTGTTCCATCTTTCCGCTTCCTTTCTTTTATTGTTTAAGGATGAAACCTAAACAGTCAAGCCATCCTTTTTGATAATCACTTGTGGGTAATTCTCGCTCATAATTAAGCGAAGCGCTTATCGCTTTCAGGTATTTACGAATGCCAACAAAATAGCCTAACAAAAAACAAATCGCAAAGCTTGCTAGTATAAGTATGTTGTTTTCCATTTGTTCATAGTCCTTTCATTTTTTTACTTCTACTATTCGCAACGTTTCAGGATATACTGGATAAATTGGCTTCATCCCCTTACAAGAAGGGTATTGTTTCTGCAAAAGTTGAAAGACCACTTCTTTCGGCCCTCTAAAATAAACTTTTCCTGTTTCTATCCCGAAAACTTCTACAATTCTTGCCATTTTTAATCAGCCTTTTCTTCGATCTGCGTTATTTCTTCAAAGGTTATACACTCAATAGCCTTGATAGGAATAAGCGACATTGATGGTAGATCACCTATTGAAACCCATTCTTTTTCCTCATCTGAGAGATTTTCTATGACCCCTTCCGTCCAGCGCTCCATCGCTTCTTGATCCAGATTCGATTCAATCCTAGAAATAACTTTGCCGCTTTTCAAATGTATACTTATTTTAATTTCCATCTATTCTTCCTCCACTTCTCCATTGAAAAGAACTGCCGCTGCTTCCGCTGCCTCTTTATCTGTAAATGCCGTTGCTAATTCTTGTTTATTCATCGCTGTTCCTCCTAATCTTTCATAGAAAATCACGCCAGCTTAATCCCACACTGTGCATATAGCACAATTCATTACATACTAAGTATCTTTTTTGATATTCGTCCTTAAAACTTAATATGTTCCCACATTCCAAACAATGAAGTTTTCCTTTTTTGTCTGAATATCCGTTTTTAATTAGCCACTTTTTTAACTGCTTATTTTTTTGGCGTTTATTCATCGCTGTTCCTCCACTTCATCAAATCCACAGATTAACGTTTCGCTATATCATCGGACCAAGCAGCATAAAAATCAAAGTCATAGCCATCTTCTCTTGGATTTTCATCTAAACGAGCTGGATCAGGCATTAATATAGCCTCTTTCAACTCTTTGGATTCATCATCTAGTTCACCCATCAACTCATCTGGGACCTCAATTGAGACTAGCTTTACTGTTTCATCTTCTTCTGGATCGTCAGCCATCAAATAATCTTTTTCGTCTTCAAATTCTTTAGTTGCTTGAATTAAGCTTTCTGTCCAACATCCAGTATTTTGGGAACTTTCATATCGATATAGTTTCATTTCACGGTTGCCTCCTAATCTTTCATGTAATATTTCGTTTCAAACCCTTCGGCGTTTAACGGCAAGCCTTCCGCCCATTCAGGAACCACAGACATAATTTCGTTCATCTCTTCAATGGATTTTTCCCCTTCTGGCACTTCGGCTACTGCCTCATCATGTACGTGAAAAACAATAGGGTATCCTGCTTTTTCTAAGCGGACCATTGCTTCTGCTAAAACATCCCTAGCCGTTGCTTGGACAATGTTTTCCACCAATTTACCGCCGTAAGTTTGCTGTTCCGTGAAAGCGACTTTATCGCCTTGGCCTTCATAAAAAATAGCAGGGCCGTAGTCCCCTTCTTTTAAATGTGCTTTGGCATACGCTAGTTTTCGTCCACTTGGTAACTGAATAAACAAGAATCCTGCTTTTTTATAAAATTTCAGTCCTCGAGGGCCTTTTTTAATACCACCATTTTGCAGGCAATCAATCACAGCTTTTTGGGTTTCATGCCAAAAGTTCTTAATGCGTTTATTGGCTGTGCGCCAGCGGTCCACAATATCTTGTAATTCGTGTTCTTCAATGCCGTTTTCTAGTGCGCCCATTGCTTTAAGTGCTCCAGGTCCGCCTTGATAACCAAGTGCAAGGGTAGCAACTTTTCCACGTTGGCGCATGTCTTTGCCTTCGTGACTTTTCCAGTCGTAGTCTGTCACTTCGCCTAAATGGAACATCTGCGCCGCTGTTGCTTCGTAAATTTTGCCGTGTGTGCGGAATACTTCTAATACCCAATCTTGTTTGGCGTACCAAGCAATCACTCGAGCTTCGATAGCTGAAAAGTCAGACACAATGAAGCGATGCCCTTCTTTGGCAACTAACCCTGTTCGGATAAGTTGTTTCAATGTGTCTGGCACATCTTCATACATTAGTTCGATGCCTTCGACATCTTTTGCTTTCACAAGTTGACGGGCAAAATCAATTTCACTTAAATAGTTTCTAGGCAAGTTCTGTACTTGTAATAATCGCCCCGCCCACCTTCCTGTACGGTTGGCGCCGTAAAATTGTAAGATACCGTGAATACGATTGTCCGAACAACGGGCGCTATCCATCATCAGATATTTTTTAGTACTCGAGTTGGATAAACTAAGGCGTAATTTTAGTACTTCCGCCACATTCTCAGGCAAGTTTCCTAAAGCTAAAGCCTTTAACACAACCTCTTTTCCTAACTTCTCGAAAGGCGTTCCCTGTTCTTCTAGCCACTTTTTCAGTTGAGCTAAGCTGTTAGGATTTTCCAAGCCTGTTAATTCCTTCATTTCGTTTAATCCCGCTTCACTTAAATCGGCCATAATATCAATAGCGGCCGTTGCTAACTCGTGGTCAATTTCTGCCCCTCGGTCATTAATTCGCTGATCCAGTGTGTAAAGCCCCCATTCACTCTCAGGAACAGGAAAACGATTCAATTTATTCGCGATAGCCATTTCGACATTGACGTCTTGAATACAATACTCTATAAACGTTTGCCATTTTTCGGGAGCGTGTTCAGGTAAATTCCTTGTGCGCATACCATTTTTCTTGGTAGGCTTACACGGTTTAGAAAAGAAGTTAATCAGTTGCGTACCTCTCGTATCTTTTTGCTGTTCGATGTTTAAATATTTCGCACACTGACCTAACGAGGCAGGCAACCCTAATTCGTTTGCGTGAACCATCGTACAGTGCCATTGTGCAGGGTCTAGGTAGTGCGGAACACCTAAATACTTAGACAAACAAACGCGCTCAAATTGGGCATTAAATGCAATTTTAAGCACGTTCTTATCTGTTAGCGCAGTCACTATCTCGTCAGGTATTTCGCTAATTGTTAAGTCCTCACATTCAACGGGCTGACCATCAACTGAATAAGCAAAAAGTAAAATTTCAAAGTTGGGGCTATCGGCGTATTTATAAACCCCAACTTTGGTTAAGTCTTCATCCGAATATGTTTCAATATCAATATTTAACGTTTTCATTTGCTATCAGCCGTTTCAGATGGTAACCGCAATTTGCTTTTATCAACGGCAATCATCGGAAGCTGTGCTTCTTCCTCTTTAAAAACATCAACGTTGATCCCTAGTTCTTCAAGATAAGCCACTCCTTGTTTAGCAGGCACTCTTTCTACATTTGCAATAATCGCATTGTACGTTTCTCTTACCTCTCGGATTTCTTGATCGTAAACAGCTTCTACTTTCGCAAGCCCTTTTATTGAATCGTACCGAAGTTTGTCAAGAAACCCTTTCTTATAGGTTTCAAAATCTCTAGCATCTGTGTCACGATAAAAGCTCCACATTTCCAAACTATTTTCTTCTAACAAATCGACAAGTTCATTTTTTACGTTTTGGCGAATTCTGAGTGAGCTGAAATATCTATGCAATTTCTCAAATTCAGGATCGATTTTCAGCCACTCCGATTCAATATGTGCACGAATAGCATTCGTCTTTTTTGCTCTTATTTCTTTTTCCACTGAATTTTTTAAAGTAATCACATAGTTTCTTAAACGTGCTTTAGTTGGTTTCATTTTTTCCTACCTCCTGATCTTCTACTGGTGTATATTCTTGTTTAACGTAAAATGCCATATTCGGTAATTCAGACAGTCTAAGTGAATACTTGTCTACCTGAACAAGTGAACCTTTAACTGTAGAGAAATAAACCATATTTGATTTTCTCTCTTCAAGTAGCTCGAAAACATCGTGTAATTCTATTGGTAAATAAACTGGCCGTTTACTCATTTCAATTTCTCCTTTCAAAAGAAAAGGGGCATTTTAGCCCCTTATTCAATTTTTAGCTAAACATATCGTCTTCTTCATCTTCCCATTCTAGGTCACCAAAATCGGATTCAGCATTGGCACGACCGCCTAAGAAGTCCCCTTTACATAACGTTAAAATGTTGTTTAGCCCAGCGGTAACGCCTTTGTTTCCTGCGGTACTGTAAGCATAAAAGTTAATAGAAACATTCGCATAAACACCTGAATAAACTTCGTCTGGATCGTCTGTTTTTACAAGCACGCCGTCTTCACGTTTTACGACTTGTGGTTTCGTTTTACTTGATACATTGATAAACATTGCGTTTTCAAATTCTGAGCGTTCTTCGGTGTCCATTTCTTCATCGCCGTCGCGTAGCGTAGTTTTCAAGCGCTCAAATTTAACGCCTTTTAATTTGTCCCCTTTTGCGCCTTCATAGGCTGTCTTGATTGCTTCTTTCATCGCTTTAAGGGTTTCCTTATCGTCTTTTGGAATAATCAACATGCAAGAATATTTTTTCTCTTGCCCTTCTTCCATCGCATGAGGTTCTAACACATGCACAAAACTTAATCTCACTTGATTTGTAATTACTTTCGTTCCAGTTACTTTTGCCATTTTAAATTCCTACTTTCTTATATTTTTTATTATTTTTAAATTTTATATTTCTTCAAAATCATTAAGCGCATTTTCTACGCTGTTTAACGCTGGTCGCTTGTCACTTTCAGGAACAAGGACAGGCTTTCCTTCTGGTTTGATAATGAAGTCTGCAGCTAATTCCGCAAATTTTTTCTTACCGACAACTTTTTCTAATTGCCCAATGGCTTTCAGTTCCTGCGGTTTTAAAATATCTTCATCTTCAAATCCTTCGGCTTCTAAGACCATCAGCAGCCCTTCATTATCTGAAATTTTTCGATTACTTCGTCCAGCGACTACTTTCCAACCAGGGAACTCTTCGCCTTCGTCGCGCGCTTTCTGTAAAGCGTAGGTTTCCACATGTTCCAACCATTTCTTAATTTCTGGTGCACGTTCTAAAATTTCAGCAATTTCTTCATTGGTTAAAAGCGGTGCTTCTTTCAGCTCGTGCTTGTCAATCAGCTGAAAATTTCTCTCTGCGCGTGGCCGTAGTTGGGCACGAACTTTTGAAAACTTCACGACATCGTCTGTAATCGTCCATTCTCCCGTACCTTCCCAAGCCTGCACCGCTCGAGGCGCCACGTAATTATCGGCCCAATAAAACAGCTCTTCTTTTTCAATTTCAAAGGTCGAAATATTGTCTAAACGAGGTTGAATAATCGTCATTCGCACGGTTTCAAATTCGTAAATGATGTCGTACTTATCCACCGCACCAAGCGCATATAACATCAGTTGAGGGTTTAAATACGCATCAACAGGAACGCCTTTGCCGTATTTCAAGTCGATAATTTCAATCGTCTTATCTGATAAGACAACCACGTCCGAAGTTCCAAATCCTTCTGGAACCCATTTTGAAAAATCTACTTTTTGTTCTAATTCGACTGTGGCATTTTCATATTGATTGACACGTTCTTCTACTAAATCGCAATAAGCAGTGACATATTCTTTCATGGATTCATCACAATACGGACGGTCTCGTTCAAAAAATTTCAATCGAGAGTTTACCGCTCTAGCGGTTAATAGCTTAAACCGCTTCGCCAAATACAACTCTGCCAATTCGTGCGCAGTTGTTCCCTCTTCTGCATAAGAGCTGCCGCGATCTTTTACTTTTTCTTCTAGTCGTGCCAAAGGTGGGCATATTAACCACCGATGCGCACTACTCGCCCCTAATAAGGCATGACTTCCTACTGGCATGCTTATTCACCTACCAACGTTTCTAAGTCAGTGATAAATTTGCCGTAATGTTCTTCTTTCAAGTCTGAAAGTTTTTCTGCGTTGTAACGGCCAAAGCAGGTCTTTATCATAGGGCGTTTGCCTTTATCCATAGCCTTTCTCATCGCTTCTTGTACATCTGCTTTTGTTGCCCCTGGGTGTAAATCGGCTGTTGCTGATACTTCTTCTGTTTCTGAATCAGTAGGCGCGACTTTCTCCCCAGTTTTCGACGGTTCGGTGTCTGAGGTTGAGGCCGTAGAAACTTCTTCTTTTTTCTTCGCAGTTGCTTTTTTCTTTTTTGCAGGTTCTTTCTTCGCTGCTTTTTCTACTTCTTCTGTAGCTTTTTTATCCGCTGTATTTAAAGATTGCGTTACTTCTACAACGCTTCCCGTTGCTAATTGAGATAAAATTTCTTTCATTTCTGTTGCTGAATCTGCTTCAATTGCTAAGTTAATTTTTGGCATTTTTTATTCCTCCAGTTATTTTAATTGGTTAATGTCTTCATCTGTTACATTGAAAATCGCTTTAAAATTTGCGTGATAATGCAACGGTGGATCTACGTTACGTTTTTCATAAACTTTTATCAGCTTCACAGGAAGTAGCATTCTTTTTGCTAATTCTTCTTGTGACATGCCCGCTTTTCGCCTAATTTTCTTGTACGGTGATAACATGAGTTGCTACACTTCCTATCTGAGCCAGTTCTAGAGTTAGGCACTCCCACGCTTCAAATGCTTGGATTCCCTGTTTTCTAAGGCAATTAACAAGTGTTGTTTTTCCCGTAGGCCCCTGCGAACCTGTCACAATGATTGGTTTTCCCCATTTATATGCTTTTAATATATGCTCTTTTTGCTTCGATGTTAAAAAGTCAGGAAGGATTATCTTTCTATTACTCATCAACTTGCACCGCCAATTTCCGATAAAATTCAGGTACTTTTTCTTTTAGTTCTGTTTCTGTGAAACGTTGTTTTAGCCAAGTATGTTTTCTACTAGCAAACCATGTCTTATCTTTATAGCTTAGATACTGAACTTCTCCATCCGTTGTTTTTAAACAAGACAAAGGAATTTCATACACAAGTTCTTTTTTCACTGTGTAACCATCAAGAATCGCACGTGTATGCAGTTCTTTGTTTCCATGTACTTCGTTCGTCCACTTGGAGCCTTCCGAAGTAAACAACATTTCATTTGTAATAGGATCTTCCAACCAGTGACCCCATCCCATCTTAGTAATTTGCCAAATACACCAACTTTTATAATCAATATGTGCTTCTTTACTTTTCTGAACCCATTTATCAAATTCTTTTGAGACTTCAATTTTTTCTTTTAAAGCAACTGCTGGCCATTCAATCAAGCTTACACCGTCAATTTCGATAATTTGTTTAAAGTTATGAGTATCCGTATACTTTAATTTCTTTTCGTCTACCTCTATAACTGTTGCCGCTCCAAGTTTATGAAAAATATCAAATTCCGTTGGCTTGTCGCCGGTAGGCCATCTACACCCTAGCGTTTCCAAAATAGTCATTAAGCTATCGTATGCTTCTTGTGTTTTTACGTGATAATAGTTTTTCATTTGCGTTTCTCCCCCTAAACCTTTGACAACTTAATCGTTGTTTGTACTTCGTAAACTTGACCACCCAATTGTTCTGCTACAAAATTGGCGTACTCTAGTCCGTTAGAGCTAACAACTTGAACAGTTCTTCTGTCGTATCGTTCATTTTTTACAGTTGTAACAGGTTCATCTTCGTAAAAACGTTTTGCTTCGTTTACGTCACTGGTAAACCCAAAGCCTAGATACTCACGGCTATTCCCTTGATAACTTCTTTTGATATAAAGTTTTCCAATTTTAATGACAAATTCTTTTTCCATGTGTTACACTTCCTTTGTATAGAATATTTATTTAATGGCTTACTTCGTTGGCGGACGAGGTAGGCTCTTTTTGTTTCAATACAGCAATCATCAACTAACACCCCACTTCGTTGAGCATTTTTTGATAAGCAACTTCGTAACGTTCTAACTCTGCTTGAAAATGCTTTAGCGTGCGGAGGTCCTGCATTGTCGGATGCTTTGCACTTTCGTGACGTACTGCATCTCTTAACGTTTCAATCTTTTCTCGTACTGCTTCGCGTACTAAAAAAGCTTCATTAGCTGTTAACATTTATTTCACCTCTTTTTGATATTTCACTTCGTCGTGATGTACCCACAACAACGCAGCCACAGGTCCGCAAATTAGTAACAGAACATTTAAACTTGTACTTTCTCTTGCGATAATCCCAAAAAGAAATGCGGCAAATAAGGTCAACACCAAACGCGATTGATAAACTTTTTTCAATGCTTTCACCTCCCTAATACCATCACAGAACCGTTAAAATTTCGAATTGCTTTTGCTTCTGGCAAGCGTTCATCGCCGCCGACAATTTCATTCGTTCGATGGTTATACACTCGTTTTTGCCCTTTAAACAACACAACTGAAATGTTGTCATAGGGGCTACAAGTCTCTTGCACTTTTAAATCTTCGCCTTTGTAGCAAATAATCATTTTGAAAAACCTCCTTAAGCAGTTATTAATAATCAGGTAATTCGATATATAGCCGTTTTAAAAATGGTCTAATGCGTTCAGCATCAAACAGCCATTGCGCATTTACGCTATCACTTTCTTTTTTAGCTAGCTTATTCTTTTTTACATATGGATCATCAACAATGTTTTGCATAATCCACGCCCGTTTATGTCGAGTGATTTTTTCCATATCTGACATTGTGTACCATTCAGGCTGTAAAAATTTTCTACAATAGTGTTCAACATATTCTTTTAGATGTTTATCAAGATATTGATTATCCACTTGTACGTTAACCTGTACTGGCACTTCGGGTTGCGAAAACATGGCTACACCTCCTAAACTGGTTGTCTCGCTTTTCACCTCTTGATAAAATTAATTTGAAAGCGAGGTGAAATACTATGTGTTTATTTTCCGACGAAGATAGAAAGAAAGCTCAACAACTATTACTTAAGTATTATCGAGCCGATTTGCTTCGTTCAACTTTTGGTTCTCTTGACAAAACAGCTCAGCATCAGAAGGAAGCTCAGCTAATCCTAGCGGCTCAAGATAATGATTTACAAAGTCGCGTATTGGCTTTGACAGATTTTCAATTAAAAGATGAACTGACTCGTGCCAAGATTCATCCATTTGGTCAGGATATGGATAATCTAGATTAGGCTCACTGCACCATTGGCAGTAGTATGAATCTTTCTTAATTACACGATTACACCAAGAACACTGGACGTAGTCGTGTTTTCTTTTTAAATACTTCAAATAACTTTTTCGCCTGATAGGCTTTTTACTTCTTGGCTTAAAACGATTAACCATTTTGTGCACCTCCTATCTAATTTTGTAGTAAGAAATAATATCGGTCATTTGCTTCAAGTGTTTTTCTGGATTGTTTAGAATTTTTCGCAAATACTGTTCTGTGATTCCTAAAGCAGTTGCTACATCAGGAATCTCCCATTGATTTTTTTCAAAGTGATCCAAAATTTTTTGACGTGTTTCTTCGGCCTTCGCCATAGTTGCAAACCTCCTTTTTCTAAATTAGTAAACAAGTTTATCAACTATTTTCTAAATTCAGTTGACACAAATAGAGTTTTATTCTATAATCAAAGCGTAATTAAATAAGACATTAAAACATTGATTTATAAGCTTTCTTGGCGGTTAGCATTTATTTATCAATAGCGTTTTTTGTTGTCTTTTTAGTTGATTAACTTGTTTACGAAATAAAGTATAGGGCTTTAACTCTAATTTGTCAACCGAAAATAGAGTTTTTTTCTAAACTTTTTTTGTAAGCATTCAGAAAGGTTGTCAAATCAATGAATACTTATGAAATAATAAAAGAATTGGCAAAAAGAAAAAAGATGTCCATTCGACAATTAGAAATTACTCTAGGCTACTCAAATGGTTATTTTAGCAAATGGAAAAAGGTTTCCCCGAACTCAGAAGGCCTACAAAAAGTAGCAGACTATTTTGATGTATCTGTAGATTATCTCTTGGGACGTACAGAAAAAAAGAAATACTACGATTTAACTGATAAAGATGAACGTAGTATACAAAAACAATTACAATCATTAATAGATGATTTATCTAACGATGGCGCTTTGGTCTTTTCAAAAGAAGATGGGGAAATGAGCGAAGAAACAAAAGAGGCGTTAATCAGTTCCCTTGAAAATGCTCTTAGAATTTCAAAAATAGAAGCGAAGAAAAAATACACGCCTAAAAAGTACCGTAGCTAAAAGGAGCTGTGTTCTTTATGTATTTACCACAAATTGATGAAAAGATTAATAAACTGGTTAAATTATATCAAACACGCGATCCTTACAGACTTGCAAAAGAGTTAAAAATACTAATTTTAGAAGAACCTTTAGGTGAAATATACGGTTATTATAGTATGTTTAACCAAATAAAAATAATTCATATAAATTCAGAATTAAGCGATACCGAAAAGCGTGTAACTTGTAGTCATGAACTAGGGCACTGTATCTTCCACCCTAAAGAAAATACACCTAAGCTCTCTAAAAACACGCTTGTTTCTGAATTAAAGATTGAAAAAGAAGCAAACTATTTTGCTACCCATCTAATTTTGGACCCTACGACAGAAGGGTTTGAATACATGACAAAATATGAAAAACTTATCTGCTTTGGATTACCAGATGAGTTTGACAGGTTCTTGTGAACAATAATACAATAATTGTTATGTTGTGTGATAAAAAACACTATCTAGATAGATTGGTGTTTTGAAAATAAATATTTTTAGAAATGAGGATTATTACATGAAGAAACTTTCACTTACATTTTTAGGAATTATTTTTCTTTCAGCTTTTATCTCAGGATGCAGCACAGCTTCTGACCAAACGTCAGAAAGAAGTTCCGAAGCCAAAACTTCAAGCTCCCAAACCGATATTACTGAGCCATCAAATGAGTTATCAGTGACTTCAGAAACTGCCAATAATACAGAGCCATTACAAACCAACTCATCCAATAGCAATATTGATAATTCAGCCTACTCTTCCACTTCAAACGAAAATGAGTTTGAAGCCAATGCAAAAAAATACCCTGCTGATTCTGTAGCTACTTTTGAAGGTGCTAAATTTTCAGGCATGAAATATCTGTATTCAGGCAAAGTGTTAACAAAAGTAACTGCAAATTCTGTTAGTAATTTGATTTCAACTTCATATTTAGTTGAAAATGATCGCGGTTATAGAATGTTAGTTACACCTCCCTATGAAGTAGAAATACCTGACGGAGTAACTTTAGAGGTAAAAGGTACTCTAAACGGAAACGTCTACGATTTAGAAAGCGCTAGTCTAAGTGGAATTAATAAAAAAGCTGGGTTAATTAATGGGAGTACAATAATTATTAACGGCAAAACCTTAGGAACTGATTATTTTTCTCCAAGTGATTTGTAGTATTTTTTAAGCCTTCGGGCTTTTCTTAAAAAGGGCAGAGTTACAATTTAAGTGCAACACAAA